ATCAAAGCATTGGAGAGCGAATAATGTATTACTTAGCAGAATACTACACCCACCGATTCGGGACTTTTCAAGCAATAGCAGACACGCGAGCCGATGCGGTCGCGCTCTTAAACGAAGGGCTGAAAATCCACGCACAGGAGCACGGTTTGCAGGATTGGATTGACGCGGACAATATAGACGTCACGGCGTTTCGATTTGACACAGTCCTACGTGACAGCTTCGGGATAATTAAGGTCCCGCAGGGACTTTTACATGCTTAAGCGCGTGTTTTGGGATATGGTCGCGGTCTCGCTTGGCGTGACTGCGTTTTTATTAACGTTGTTTTTATAAAGGGAAATCATGCCAGATAAGGGAATGCTTCAGACAATCAAACGCCTAGTGCTTTTTGTGCTCGCTCAAGCGGCCATGGGTGCCGTGTTCAAAGACAAGAACAAACGCAAACGCTAACCGATAAACCTCAACAGCGGCCATTATTGGCCGCTTTTTTTGGTCAGTTGATAGGCAAGGTCCGACCAGTCAATCGCGGTCAGTGGGTAAGACGCGACAGGCTCGAGCTTTACTCCGTGCTCGACCAGATCAAGCGTCTGGTGGTTACTGTACAGTCGCAAAGTAGCAGGCTGCTTTGAAGTGGGGCTTGGGTGATACTCCACCAAGATAAAGGTCGGACAGACCACGGTCGCGTGTTTAGCATGGAAACTAATCTGATGAGGGGATAGATTCACTTTTAACCCCTTCGCCACCACCTTCAATTCGACCATCAGGAACTTCGAATTTAAAGCTACCAAAAGGTCTGGCGTCCCCAGATTTACCCTCGACTCGATCCGCGTCAGGATCGCCTGAGTCAGGTTCCTTTTGATCCTCTGGTAGAGCTTCGCTTCCGGTGTCATTTTCAATTGTCCTTACATCAATATCTTCAATAGTACCTTGGGCGCCGCCATATATCTTTTTGATCTCTTCGAGCTTGCGCATGACTTCGTCCTTGCTCATGCTGTCAATCGTGCCGTGCCTAATCTCTTTACGATCCACGTATATGCTGCCCAATGCTTGGCCACGCCGATATTCTGCGGTTACAGCAGCACCATAATTACCCGCTTCCAATGCTTTATCACGAATGACCATCAGGTCGCGCATATGCCGCTCATAGGTCGTGCCGTACTTTTCGGCCACTTCCCGCCTGAATTCCTTGATCGCGGCCACCACGTGGGGATTTTTAACCGGATGTGTCAGGGTGTTGGCTACACGCACAGCCATGTTTTCGGCATACCCTGCCCGAAGGGCCGCCTCTCTAGGGGTAACGTGACCTTCTCCGGCAACAAGCTCCTGGACAAAAGTCCACTCCCGACTAGTCAGGCTCTTTTTCTGGTCTTTTAATGCGCCTACTTCAGTCGCCAGGCGTTCTTCCATGCGTGGGGCATACAAGGGGCTTTCTAGTGTCGGATCGTTCTTCAAGGCTTTCGGCTGCCGTCCGCGAGTCCTGCCCGATGTGGGGCCACTCATTACAAAACCCTCCGCACAACCCATACAGAGTAGTTGGTAGGCATTGGGCGCACAGTAAAGACTCTGGTCGGATATCTGCGTTTAAAGCTCTTTAAAGCATTCCTAACTTTAGTGGCCGTCTCTTTATCGTGGACCTTAAAGTAATCGTTGGTCACCAAGGCCTTGAACGGATAGCGCGCACGGCCGCCAAGTGATCGACCTAACACATGTTCGCGGCTCGCGATTCCTGGTCCTTGAACCTCTTTATCAAAATGTCGTGGCATTTCAGTATCTCCAATTGACGTAATAAACACCTGTAAGAGCCGTAAGCACCCCTAACGGCCGTGATAAAAACACTCTTAACATTCCCGATGATACTGTAAAACACACTACTAAGCAAGAAAAACACCGCATACACAACAAAAACCCGTTACCCAAAACACCCAGAACAGACGTAATAAACACCTCTAAGTAAATCCGATTTAACTCCTTTTTTGGCAATAAGTACCCCCTAAGACCTCCTTTTTTGCCCAAGAACACACCACTAGGCATAACATTACGGCAAAAAACAGTAACGTAATGAAAAATATTACGTTAAACAGTACAAGGGGTGTTTTATATACGATGTAAAATAATTCTTAGGAAAAAGGCCGCGCGCGAACCCCGTTAAAAGGATACAAACTATACGGCATTACGTTACACCAAACACAGACGTAATAAGTACCCACTCGGAGACCCGCATAAACAAAGGCTCATTACGGCATCACGCTATAGGGGTGTTACGGACGTGTTTTTTTTGATTTTGTTTTTTCATACGTGCCGCACCCCTTACAATTGATTTGACGTAATGTGGCGTAATAAATACCCTCTACGGGAAATAAAACAGCACATGTATTATATTGTCTTACTGTGCTACTATTGGCTCAACGCGTCATAAGACGTGAATACATCAAAAAAGGAGAACCATTATGCCCGTGAGCCGTGGCCCGTCATTAACGCCCCTAGGAGCGCGATCCGTGCTCCGCGCTGCGAGTTACAATCTCAGTGACGTTGAAGTCCTGCGTTTAGCGTCCTTTTTGCCGGCTGAAGTTTTGGTCACTGCTGAGGGACCTTGTGCGGTGCTCGATCCTGTTCATGTTTGTGTTGGTGGAGACCGCGAGCTTGTTCTTGGCTGGTCGGATGTGGAGCTTGCGCAGTAGTTCTGTCCGCTTTCCTGTCCGCTTTCCTGTCTACCCATCTGCCCTTCTATTTGCCTGTCCTTTTACCTTTTGGAGAAAACTCATGCCAAAGACTTCTTTACCCCGCAAGCGTCCTTCTGTCTTACCCCTGTTACGCGCTAGGAAGCCCGTACAGCCCGCTGGTGCGGTTTTAAGCCCCGACCCTACCCAACCTACCCCCAACACTTCCAACCCCTCCTCTGACCCCCTCTCTGTCCTCTATCTACGCGTTCCGTGGTCCGTGAAGCGTGAAGCGCGACTCGCGGCCCGTGCTCAGGGTCTGTCTGTGTCCGAGTACGTCACGGTGTGTTTGGAGCAGGTCTTGTCCACGCCCGCCCCTGCCCCGAGCTTGTTAAGGCGTACGAGCGATCGTGTGTTGAGTTGGTTAACGGTGGTGCGGTTCTGAGGGGTAAACAAATGAATAAAATCGAATTTGGAGATTGCCGTGAAATTATGCGCGAATGGGCAAAGCAAGGCCTCAAGGCACAGACCTGTGTGACCAGCCCACCTTACTTTGGCTTGCGTGATTATGGACACGATGGACAAATAGGATTGGAAGAAACGCCAGAGCAGTACATACAGGTAATGGTTGAAGTATTTAGATCTGTGCGTAATGTCTTGGCTGATGATGGTACTGTGTGGTTAAACATTGGCGATAGTTATGCCAGTTATAGAGATGGCAAAGCAACTCCCGATACAACCAGAGGCAACAATGACGGCACTTTAGTACCAAAAGGTAGCGCACGCAACAGAATGGCATCAACGTTTAATAACTCAAATGTTAAACATAAAGACCTAATCGGCATCCCTTGGATGCTTGCCTTTGCCCTTCGCGCTGATGGTTGGTATTTGCGTCAAGACATTATTTGGCATAAACCTAACCCAATGCCTGAAAGCGTGCAAGACAGGTGCACAAAAGCCCATGAGTACATTTTCTTACTGTCCAAGTCATCTAAGTACTACTTTGACAATGAAGCGATTAAAACGCCCGTAAAGCAAGACTGGGGTACGCGTGACAGAACAAATGGTAAATACCACAATGAAGGCTCTGGGTTGCAACCACGTGGCGGATTAAAAAAGTCATATGAAACAGCTAACAAGCGGTCTGTCTGGTCTGTTAACACGAAGTCATTTAAAGGGGCGCACTTTGCTACATACCCACCTGAGTTAATAACACCTTGCGTGTTAGCGGGGAGCAAAGAGGGTGACATAGTACTTGACCCGTTTATGGGTAGCGGTACAACTGCGATGGTTGCTAAGCAAAACGGCAGACACTACCTTGGTTGCGAGTTGAACGAAGAGTATAAATCCCTGCAAGACGCAAGAATTGCAATCACGGGAGACTTGTTCTGATTAGTGCGAGGGATGTGCGAGGGGCCCGGATAAAGCAC